ACATAAATCATGCCTATTTGCATATCGTCGCTAATATCAGCCACATTGAACCATACCCTGTTCTCCTGCAGAAACCAATGTTCCCAACCCGCGCCCCCGTCAACGATAAAGTCGTTGATCTCTTTCACCATTCGGTTGTCGGCTCCACAAAGTACAGCTTGTAGGATGAATCTGTCGTAGAATTTCGAGTTAAAGCCTATAAAGAGCTTGTCCTCCGTGACGAATTGTTTAACTCCGTAGTTGTCGTTGTGGAACACGGTGAACTCGTTATCCGCTATGTCTTTGAATACCACTAGCCAATCGTGGGTAAACACCTCAAAGTCGAAAGCGTAGAGTTTCATTTTTTCTTCCCTCTCGAATAGCTTCTGGTGAAGCTTGTCATATACTCTGTAAAGAGCTTTTCACTAAAGTCCTCGTACCTCGCTAACGCCTTATAAATATCTTCCTCCACCGAGTTCTTGGTGATGAAGTGAATGTAGCTACATTTTTGGGTCTGGCCTATCCGATGGATTCGGTCTCGACTTTGTTCTAACGTAGTGCTACTTAGAGTCGGCTCGTAGTAGATAATCGTGTCTGCTGCAAATAGGTCAATCCCTTGTGCTCCACTCTGGTACTGGCAAATTATAACCCTTATTGATTCGTCCGATTGGAACTGTTTCCAAACGTCTTTGTTCTTTTGTTCACCGTCTAATATAACGTGTTTGAATTTTAACTTCTTTAAGAGCTTCGATATACTTCGTATCGAGTACTTGTACTCGCAAAATATAACTAATTTCTTCTCCCAGCCGTCTAAGAAATCTTCCAGCGCTTTTAACTTTTCGGACTTTAATTCCACAATTTGCCCATCTTCCAAGGTTAAAAACCCGCTACACACCTGTCTCAACTTGGTCAGTCTAGCAAGTGGGTTCTCCAAGAGTAGCTCATAATCGAGGGACGCCCCGTCTTTATGTAACTCTTTGTAGAGCTTCTTCTCTTTTAACTCAATATCGTAGATCTCGTCTGGCAACTTGTCTGGTAAATCGAGTGCTTCTTCTTTCTTCACCCTGTGGCAATACGCGTCCATAATCTCTTGGAACTCATCTACATTAATGTAACGATAAGGTTTCCAATATTGGTCAAGTATGCAGTATTTATCGGTAAATTGTTTCCATGTTCCGAACAGTTCCGAAGCAACTCTGCCTCGTACAACTTTGGGATACAAGAACGCATACTGTGACCATAAATCTTCGAGTCTGCCGTTTCCGATAGGCGTACCTGTCAAGATGTAGCGATACTTCGCTTTAAGAGCCAACTTCAAAATAAAACTAGTCTGCTTAGCTGTTCGATTCTTGATCTTGTGGCTTTCATCTAGGATAATACAGTCCCACACTTTGTCGTAACCTTTACCTTTTCGCCACACCGATTCGTAGTTTATAACTGTGAGAATCTGTTCAAGTGCGATCCGCTCGGCAGGTGGGAATTTCGCAATATCTCTCGTCCATGCGCCCATCGCCGCCTTTGGTGCTATCACAAGTGCTGATTCTATTTCTCCAGCGAGTGCTAATCTTGCGAGATGGGTGAGACCGACTAGAGTTTTTCCTAAGCCCTGGTCGTGAAACAAGGCGAACCCTTCATATAGTCTCAAATATTGCAGTGCCACCTTTTGGTGGTCGTAGAGTTCAATCATTTCCTCTTTCTTTCCCCTACATTAGGGAGAGAGATTACCTCATAAGGATATAGCGTATCGTTTCGCAAACCGTTCATTTCTCTGATCTTATACCTGACTTCGTCCCAATCGCACCCTCGATAAAACTCGGTGTAGATGCCCCAAATGGTATCTCCTGGTTGAACCTGATAGATCTTGGGTCGGGGTCGTTCTCCTACCGCTTCGATCATAAGTTTGTCCAACCATTCACCACAGAAACGGTCACAGAGCCAGTAGATCCCGCATCCCATCAACCCCACTATAATTAAAATGAGTACGACAAAACTTGTGGTCTCAATCCAATCTTTCATTAGTATCCCTCCAGTGCTTCTTCACAACAGTATTCGTCGCAGTATGGAATGTTGAACTTGTACCAATAAGCATCGTCCGGATCGATCCGTTTCCCACAATTCATACAAACGACATATCTAGGTTCCGTCAGCGGTTCTAAATAATCGTCCCAATTATCGTTTGTCCAATTTCTTCTCATTCGCCTCACCTTCCATGGCTTTTCGAATGATTTCCCCGATTACACCATTGCGACTACTCCCTGTCTTTTCGGCTTTACGCATAATCCATTCGAGCAACTCGTGTTCTAAGTCGAGTGTTATTCGTGCTTTAGGTAATTTCATAGTGTCCCTCCTTTCGTCTCTTATTATACATGACCGCCTGCAGGTAGTCAAGTATATTTTTCAACATTTGAGCATAAAATAGTAGGTTATACTTAAAACCCCAGCTAAGGGTATGGTGATTCTATGGGTAAACGAATAAAAAAAAAAAAAAGAACCCCTTACGCTATGTAAGGGGTCTTTCCATAATTTGGACTACAAGATCACGTTGACTTTTCGCTCTGTCCCTGATAGAACTATCTTAGGTGTCATTAAGACGACAGGTCTCATACTTTTAGTGATGGGATACATACCCCGCTTCAGGTAACTGCCAGTATTGACATAGTATCTAATCCTTTCGTGAACTTTATTGTTCCTTAAGTCGGGCACATAGTAACTGTCGGGAAACGCCAAAGGCTTGTGAGTGTGTCCGATACAGTACACATCAGCTAATACTATATCTCCTAGTCTATGGAGAGCGTTCGTCACCGCTCCCATGGTTCGACCACCTGAACTACCGTGTGTGCAATACACGATATAAGGGTATGGTTTCCCGTTAGGTCTAGCTCCCACAGGGATTTTGAACAATCCTTCACCTTCGAGGTACGGCACGTCGAGCCATTCTGCTATATCTAAAATCGGAGTAGCATCCTCTTGGGTTCTGAGTTCGTCATGGTTTCCGCCGATCATACCGAGTATCTTTTTAGCTATGGGTTCTAAGTATTGGCGCATGATTCGTTTTTGCTTACTCGGGGGATACTTTTGCTTGTAAATATCGCCCTTGGAACCCCTTAGATCGTTCTGCAAGAGATCACCGTTTAGGATAACTCTTGCGAGGGGATCTTCTTTGATCGCTTGTAAGTTGTGTTGAAACAATTCTTCGTCACACTCCGCGCTTCCTAAATGTACGTCGCTAATGACATAGAGGTTCATGTGCGAAGCGTTGAGTGGTTCACAGGTCAATAGTTTTATTCTATCACCCCCCTGTATATGAACCGCCGTTGCTGCGGCGGGATATACTCGATCACCCCCTTTCTATGGTAGAACAAGTTCAATGCTTCGTCTGTAAGAATACATTGTGGTGATCTTCACCTCCATATTGGAATTGTATACCCACGCGGCGGAAATCGTTATTTTGTCTCTGGAAGGCTAGAACCCAAAAGCAAGCCGCCAGTATACCGTTACAGGCGTATCACTGCGCCAAATACCCCTGCGCACACCCGCTGTTACATAGATAGTGTTGGGAAATACGTCAGGTGCGTAGAACGTTGTGCTAATATCTGCGTCTGTCCCTTTGACAGGGTGGTGATCAAGAACTAAATCCAGATACCACCAATCCCTGATTGAATAATCTAAGGTCAGTGTGTAGATAGTCTTAATTTCTTGTCCAGGCGAATATTCCTTGTCCACAATCACCGCACCTGACCATTTGGCTAAAGCAGGTGTTGCCATTAGGATAATCAACACAACGGTAAATAACATAGCTTTATATTTCACCTAACTACCTCCTTATTCGTCGGATAATGTCTTTCGTGTGGGATTTTTCCCGTGGATCTAGTGGTGCCGGTTCTAGCAATTGCGCAAGTGCGCTAACCACCAGAAACACGGGGCTTTCTACTTTTTTAGTTCAAGCACAGTTGCTTCAATATAGTTCTCAATAAGCGTGTTAATGTCACCGAAAGTATCCTGTAAAACCGAAACTGCTTCTTCTCCTAATGTGTTAAGCACTTCTGTTTTAACGTTTTCCGCAACAGCTAGTAGTTCAGAACGCTCGATCTTACCGTCTTTTACTTTTTCCCGCAAATCGGCTGCTACTTTTTGTTCGGCGGCCTGCACCGTTATAACAACCGTTTTTTCTAGCCTAGCGATGGTATTGGCGATCAAATCGTGTTTCGCCTGTTCCTGCAGGCGGTTACTCAACACCCGCAGATACTTTGTACCATACGCCACAGCCAAGGCTATCAAACCAATTACCAGCGTTACAAGCGCATCAAGCACATGAGTCAAAATAGGATCGTACCACATAATAATCCTCCTTTAATTTGTATAATCTTCACCTGTTCGCATCATCGCAACCAGCCGCTTGCTTCGGTTGCCGACTTGGTGATACCAAGCACTGTCCACCATTTCATCAGCGGCGGTATCGTAATCGTCACGTTCAAGGGCAGCGATCATTTTTCGAAAACCCCGGAACCCACCCGGACCCAGGTTGAACCGCATATCAAGGACAACCTTCCGGCGTACCGGATCTAGGCGGTCGAACCATCCGAATTGCTTTAGATCCTGCTCGCAGTCTTGAATGTCGTGGGCAAGTAACATCAGGGCTTCTTCTTTTGTGATCCCACGCTGTTTTAGGAGGTTGATTACCTGTTGGGGGGTTAGCCCATCTCGCCCCAAAATATACTGCTGCTCGCCCTTACTCAAAGACTTTGTTTCAAGGTTACGCCCTACTCCGATAGTCCAGTACCCTGCTGGACATCGATACGCCTCTAGCTTCAAACCCTCGTGTAGTATCAGTTGATCCTCCAGACTGTGTTTCAACATCCCTCTTCACCTCCAAGCGGTTTATACCACAACCATCTTCCCCACAACAAGGACACGCCCAACATCGCCCCGTTGAGTAAACAGTACTCCTACACTTTGGACACAAAAAACTCACTTATACTTACCTCCATTAAGACCATATTCTCGCAATATAGCGTCGTAATCAATGCCGCTTTGCTTCGCTGTAATTATAGTTAAGATTCTCACGGTATCGTTGAGTTTATTGATCGTAGGTTCTAGTCTAACCAACACGTACACCGCTACAAAGACGGGGAACCCAACTTGTCCAATAAACTGTGCAACGGCTTCAATCATTTCTTCCATTCTCACCCTCCTAGTATCAATTTTACCACCATGTATGCTGTAGCCCAGTAGCATACACATCAATCTCCGCATAAACGGGTAAACTAAGTAAAACGATTAACGCTACCTTTCGGATAATTCACCCTCCTTATAGTTTCATGATATACGCAAGAGCATAGTACGGAGGACGGTTTTCGTGCGGCTGGCCGCCGCCCGTACTTTCG